TGTAATTAACCGCTGTCCAGTAATCGCCCTGGCGCGCCGCGATGACTGCGAAAGCATCGCGCCGATGGTCAAGCATCGCGCCGACTTGTGCGCGTAATGCTGAACACACGGGAGCGGCATACGCACCGCCCGCCTGTTTGATAGCCGCAAGGAGCGCCAGGCATTCCTTATTTATGCCGTGAATACCCGCGCGCGCTTCGTCAATATCCTGCTCCGCTTTATCTTTGGCGCTATCCTCCCGCGCTTCTTCGGCCTGAATTTCGGCGAGTCTGTCCGCGCGTATAGCCGCCTCCCTGATAGCTTGATCGTGCGCGGCTTGGTCGGATCCGCGCGGCACGCGCTCAGCATCGGCTAAGTAATGTATTGCGCCGTCCCAGTCGTCGCGTGATGTCACGGGGATATATAGCGCGCCGCGCGCCGTGCGCAGTCGGCATACTCCGCCGATGATTAGCGCATCCTGGAATATGTCGGCATACCATCCAGAATGACGAACGACGCGCGGCGCGATTTTCTCCGCCGTCCCCAGGTAATCCCCTATTTGTTCGACCGTTTCAGTAAATCGCTGGCCCTTATCGCCGGTGGTGCTATACGGCACCGACCACAAGGGCCGCCGCCAATAACGCCAAAGCTTAGCGTCGGGATACGTGTTGCGAGTGTCGGCGGCCTTAGCACGATAGGCGGCCAGGCGGGTGCGTGATGTTTTCATGTTTTCATATCCTCAAAAGTGTTACGGGAAGACTTGGCGAAAATGCACGGTGTCAAAATACGCCGGTTCAGACAGGCCATAGTTAACCGGCTTGCGACGGTACAGCTCCCAACATTCGACACCAGCAACAACAACGGGCTTCGACCTGACCCCATAATTTTTCATAGTGTCACCGAAAAAATACATTGTTCTACGATCGAAAAAGTTCGGAGCATTGCCGCCAAAGGAAACACGGGCTTTCAATTCTGATGCGTTCATGATTCAAGCCTCCTTGATGTCGTAAAGGTAGGGGAACGCGTCGCCCTGGGCATCCAGGATGTCCCGCAGGTCAGAGCATTGCGCCGGGCTCAGGGCGTTACGCCATCCGAAGTTGAAGCGCCCCGTGTGTTTGTAATAAATCACATTCTCGATTCCCAAAAACCCGTGATCCATTAACCATGTAAGCGCGTTTGTTTCTGTGTGCGCTCTTTGGATACTGGCCGCCGCTTCAGATTCTGCGTCGGGTACCAGGGCCGCAATGGCCAGGCGCCGCTTAGATAGTTGTGCCGCTTCCCGGCTTTGCTTTCCTAGCCCTTGCGCTTCGCGCCAGCGCGCCACTAACACACTCGCCTCCTCCTCCGTTAGTGGCGCGCGGTCGCTCTTGTCAGAAACCGGAACGAGGCGGGTTAAATGAAGGTCTTTTTCGGTCAAGTATTCTGAGCCAAAACATTCTGAACAAAACGAAGCCGCCGCCGCGTCCGGTTCCTGATGGCCGCAATATCCACACGCAACGGTATGCTTACGCGCAGCCGTCATTTCCCGCGTGATGGTCAGGTAATGGCCGCGCTTGATTTTTTTATCGGGCATATAATCTTCGGCCCAGTCAAAAACCCGCCGGCCTCCCGCGACTCCGCCGGGTGCTGTATTCCACTGATTCTCGAAAAGATGCTTTGTTTCCAGGGTCACGGGCACGCCTTCGGCCCAGTCGGGCTCGTAATGCGAACCCATGCCCCAACTGATAAAACATTTCCCGTTCGTTTTCCCCAGACTTGCGGCGAGCGCTTTATATGCGGCGGCCTCTTCCGGGTGACTGGTATTGAAATGATAGGATTTAATTGTCGTTTCCATGGCTTAGGCTCCTTCGTTGATGATCGATCCGGGTGCAGTGGTCACGTTCTTACGCGCCGCCGTCATTTCGGGCGTTATGGTCAGATAATGGCCGCGCTTGATTTTTTTATTGCGCATACAATCTTGAGCCCAGTCAAAAACCCGCCATCCTCCCGCGACTCCATCGGGTGCCGTATTCCACTGATTCTCGAAAAGGTGCTCTGTTTCCAGGGTTACGGGCACGCCTTCGGCCCAGTCGGGCTCGTAGTGTGAGAACGGGCTCCAACTGGTGAAGCATTTCCCGTTCGTTTTCCCCAGACTTGCGGCGAGCGCTTTATATGCGTCGGCTTCCTCCGGGTGACTGGTATTGAAATGGTAGGATATAAGCGTCGTTTCCATGATTTAGGCTCCTTCGTTGATGATCGATCCGGGTGCAGTGGCAGCGGCTAGGACTGAGGCCAGCACAAACAAGGCGCGCGGGCATTCGCTGGCATTGATAGCCTTGGTCACGTCGTCGGGGTGAGCGCCTTTGAGCTCATGCGCCAGGCGGATGGCTTCGAGGGCTTGTTTGTTGGTTATGGTGTAAATGGTCATTTTGTTTGCTCCTTTAACTTGAATCCTTGCTTGCATCCGGTTCGGGTTGCCATACCAAACCGCCGTGTAATCCTTGTCTTTCGCTTGACGCTTTGCCGCGCGCTTTGCCGCCGCTTCCGTTTCAAAGTAGGTCACTACGTCTTTATTGATTTTTCCAAGGGTCGCTTGTGTGTAGAACATTTTGTTTGCTCCTTTATCTGTTTGTGAGTCCTTATTATAGCGAGTGCATATAATAGGTATATAGTACATTATGACTAATCCGCCTATTTACTCAAACAAGATGGCGGCTCATTAGACCGACCATGCTAAATCGTCGTAACCGGGCAGGTTATAGATGGCGGATTTTATGATTGCGTTAGTGATTGTGGCTGCTGGCGTGCGCTCGTAGTCGTTAACATCGCTGGCTTGGTAGTTGAAACAGTTGCAGAGTTTAATTATCTGCATTGGTGACTGGTATTTATCGGTCATTTTGTACTTAATACCAGTGGCCACGTCGTCATCGCCGTATCTGACATGTAGCGATTCTTTATTAGCTGTTTCTAATATATCAATAATGCGCTGCTCGTTGCCCGTAATATTGATCCTTTCATTATTTATGCGCACCGATCCAGCATGTCTGGACGCATAGGCGACGATAGCGTTTAAGTGTAGGTCTGAAACCATATATGCTGACATTTGCTGCTCCTTTGTCTGTTTGTGAGCCTCTATTATAAGGGGTCAAGAAAACCTGTCAAGCTCTTTTGATGATTATTATTATAGTACATTAGGACTATACGCACACCCGGAACTTGTTCCGTGTGGGGTCGCGGGTATCCGTTCCGGGTATTATAAAACCCTTTACAATCAACAGCTTATAAGGGATTTACCCGCACACACGGGATACCCGGAACTCCCCGCATATCCACGCCCACACAGCCTATACTGTGGCACGCCATATTATAGACGACGGCGCGCCGTGGCGTAATTTATGCGCTTGTCCCGTGTGCTCCGTGTATTGTTATTCTAAGTTATTGAATATAAAGAGTAATAGGGATACCCGGAAGGTACACCCGGAACAGATACCCGTGACGCGTTCGTCCCGTGTGTGTGATGGTTGCGCCTGGTTGCGCTGGTTGCGCCTGGGTTGCGCTGGTTGCTATGGGTTGCGCTGGTTGCTATGGGTTGCGCTGGTTGCTATGGGTTGCGCTGGTTGCTATGGGTTGCCCCGCATTTGTGCTCTGTGTCACAAGCGTGCCGCGCGCGCCACCGCAACCCAGCGCCAGCCAGCGCGCCAACGCCAGCCAGCGCACCCCACGCCAGCCACCGCACCCAGCGCACCCAGCGCGCCAGCCAGCGCACCCAGGCGCACCCAGCGCCGACCACCGCACCCAGCGCCGACCACCGCACCCCACGCCAGCCACCGCACCCAGCGCACCCAGCGCCGACCACCGCACCCCACGCCAGCCACCGCACCCAGCGCACCCAACACCAACCACCACACCCAACACCAACCACCACACCCAACACCAACCACCGCACCCCACGCCAACCAGCACACCCAACGCACCCCACACCAGCCAGCGCACCCAACACACCAGCCAGCGCACCCAGGCGCACCCAGCGCCAGCCAGCGCACCCCACGCCAGCCAGCGCACCCAGCGCACCCCACGCCAGCCAGCGCACCCAGCGCCGACCACCGCACCCAGCGCCGACCACCGCACCCAGCGCCGACCACCGCACCCAGCGCCGACCACCGCACCCAGCGCCGACCACCGCACCCAGCGCCGACCACCGCACCCAGCGCCGACCACCGCACCCAGCGCAACGCCCGAAACCCCCCAAAACACCCTATACGCGCGCCCCCCGCCGAGTTTTTATATAAATCCAAAAGTTACCAATAGTTGCCCCCCGACCTCTTGACACCGGCGGTATGCCCATTAAACTCACGGTTATGACTAAAGCCATGTCTGAAGTAGAGAAACTCACCAAAGCCGCTCTTAAAGCAATCGCGCCTCGGGCAGCAAAAACTACCGACGTTCTTTGGACGGTAGGTGTAGCAGAAGTCTGTGAGATGATTGTGGAGGGGAGCACCCAGAGGGATATTGCGAGAACCTTCGGTGTTCCAGAGGGTACGGTAGCAATGTGGTTGGCGAACCTGGAGGGGCAGAACATGGTGCTGTACGCCGAAGCACTCCGGATCAGCGCAGAGTCACTGTGGCTTAAAGCTTATGAGATTATCGAAGCGGCCCCAGAGACGACGGCGGGGGTGATGAAGGCGAAGGCGCTGGCAGATGTGCTCATGCGCAAGGCGGGGATACGCGCCAAAGCCTATAATGACCGCCTTCCACACCATGAGATTGTTGAGTTACCGGTCTTGCCTGGCAAAGGGAGCACCAATGTCCCGTCGTTCACGTTGGTCATTCATGGGCAACACGTCGCGCCTCCCGTACCGCTAGGCGGGCACGATACTTTTGACGAAGAAGGAAACGTTTTGTGAGGACGTATGGGCGGCACGGGAAGGACGGGGTAGTTAGGCCGGGGAAGCCGGGGATGGAGACGGCAACGGTAACCTCTACGCCTTTGGTAGTCCCGCATGAGAAGTTCATCCCCTTGTTTGAGCCGAACCGTGCCCCTGTGCTCACCAACGGTGTCGAAGCCAAGATCGCCAGAGATCACAAGACTGTCGTCTTCATGGACGGCACACCTGTTCCCCTTGACCTGATTGCAGACCCAGGGCATTCCCGGACGCGGTATTACGTCTACTATGGCGGGCGCGGCGGGGCGAAAAGCTACCAATTCGTAGTCGCGGCTTTGATGCGTTCGATGACGGAGAAAATAACCATTCTCTGCGGACGCGAAATCCAGTCCTCGATGGCGGACAGCGTTCATAAACTCCTCTCGGAAGTCATCGAGACGTTGGGGTTAGGGGAGCATTTTGAAGTGCTGGTGAACGCCATCCGATGCAAGCTGACAGGGAGCGAGTTCGCTTTCAGGGGACTCAAGCACAATATCCAAGAGATTAAATCGTTCCAAGGCGCGGCGATTTGTTGGGTTGAGGAAGCCGTGAACGTCAGTGAGGAGTCGTGGGATACGCTTGACCCAACCATTCGTTCGGAAGGTAGTGAGATCTGGATCAGCTTCAACACGGACATGGAGGATGACTACACGTACCGCAATTACGTCTTGGGTGCCGACGAGGATACGACGCTGGTTGAAGTGAGTTATCTCGACAACCCTTTGCTGTCGGAGACCATGCTCCGGTTGGCTGAAAAAATGCGCGTCAAAAACCCAGATAAGTACCGGCACATTTGGGGCGGGGAGCCACGCAGGGCGCGAGAAGGCGGTGTGTTCACGACGGACAAGATCAGTATCATCGATGTAGCTCCGGCAGACTTGGTGGAGGTGCGCGGCTGGGACTTCGCAGGCACAGAGATAGACCCCAAGAAGCCCGATAAGGATCCAGACTGGACGGTAGGAACTCGCATGGGGCGCACTCCGGGAGGTCGGTTCGTGATTACGGGGATGGTACGGATGCGCGGCAAGCCGGATGAGGTCGAAGAAACGCTGGTGCGGACTGCCAATAACGACGGGTTCGGCATCGAGCAGGACATACCCCAAGACCCAGGCCAGGCTGGTAAGCACCAGGTACAGTATTTTGTCAGGAAACTGGCGGGATTCAGTGTCCACACAAGTACCGAGTCAGGGGACAAGGTGACGCGAGCGGAACCTTTTGCGTCACAGGTCAACGTCGGCAACGTGGACTTCGTAAGAGGCGCGTGGAACAATGCGGCGCTAAAAGAACTTGAGGGCTTCCCCGATCCTAGGGAACACGATGACATCGTAGACTCCGCTGGACGGGCGTTCAGGAGGCTACTTGAGCCTTCCGAGATGCAGCTCCTCCGTGTGATGGGATTATAAACAGTTGACGCAAACCACCGAGACGACTATGTTACGCCCACCGCCCCTCACCAAGACCCCCGCCCCATGAGCGTAAAGAGCACACATGCCGACTATGACACCATGTCTGATGTTTGGGAGACATGCAGGGACGTATCGGCGGGCACTCGTATGCTCCACGCCAAAGGCCCACGCTACCTACCGCGTCTCCAAGGGGAGAGCAACGCCAGTTACGATGCCCGTTTAGGTCGTACTGTCCTGTTCAACGCCACTTGGCGCACCATCATGGGGTTCCAAGGGCTCCTTTTTCGCAAGCCCGCAGTCATCGTAGTGCCAGACAGCCTCGTGCCCGCCATGGACGATGTGACAGCATCAGGTATTTCGCTCCGTATGTTGGCACTTGAGCTGACCGAAGAATGCCTCGTGGTCAGCCGGGTCGGCCTCTGGGTCAATTACCCTCCGGCTCCCCCTAATCTCACCCAAGCCGACGCTGCCCAGCTCAACCTGCGCCCCTCCTTGCAAATGTGGAAGGCAGAGAGCATCTACAACTGGCGTACTGAGCGCATCAACAACAAAGTGCAGCTTAGTCAGGTGAGGCTCATAGAGACACACGAGGTCGCCAAGGACGAGTTCACTATTGAGTCGGATACCCGTTACCGCGTGCTTGACTTAATGCCGGTCGGAAAACAATACGTCTACCGCGTCCGGCTATTCTCGGTTAACGATAAAAAAGAGGACGTGCTAGAGGGAACCTGGATCCCCTTGATGGCGGGCAAACCCCTCGACTTTATTCCGTTTTACTTCCTGTCCACTGACGACGTGACCCCCGAGATCGACGAGCCGGTCTTCATCGACCTGATCGACATCAACCTCGCCCACTACCAGATCACTGCGGATTACGAGCATGGGTGCCACTGGTCTGGCCTGCCTACGCCGGTCATCACTGGGCACAGTACCAAGGCGGGCGACGCTATCAAAGTCGGCGGCCCGGACGCTATCGTGCTCCCCAATCCGGCAGCCAAAGCAATGATGCTCGAAGTGGGGACACATGGATTCGCGGCTTTGGAGAAAAACCTCGACCGCAAAGAATCCCAGATGGTCATCCTCGGTGCGCGTCTGCTAGAGGTACAGAAGCCTGGCATCGAAGCCGCCGAGACCGCACTTATCCATCGTTCGGGCGAGCAGTCCATCCTCGCCAGCATGGCTTCGGCTATCAGCACCGGTATTACCCAGGCGCTCAAGACCTTTGTGCGATGGGCGGGAGAAGACGACAGCCAAGTGCGCTTCGACCTCAACCGTGAATTCTTCCACGCGCCTCTTGACCCATCCATGATGACAGCCATCGTATCGGCATGGCAGAATGGCGCAATCAGTGCCGAAACGCGCTTCAAGATGCTTCAGAAAGGCGAGGTATATTTGCCCGATGCAGATTGGAAGACCGAAGAAGCCGCCATCGTACCACCCACCACTGGAGCTACCCCATGACTACCGCCGTCGCCAATTCCACTACAACCGGAACACTCTATGCCAACCAGCTCCTTCGGGTGCTGGGTAACTCCATCGTCACCATTGTTCGGGATGGGGCGATCATCGCTACGCAGTCCACTGACCGTGACAATTTTGCCGGCCCCTATCCGACGGACACCACCTATTCAGTGGTAGCGGGCGGGGCGGCGGTGAGCATTGACTTAGTGGGGTCGGGCTCGGGCTCGGGCAGTGCTGTCACAGTCACCACTAATGCCTCTGGAGGGGTGAGTTTGGCTGGAACTGCTTACCCGGAACTTGGGGGAGCATCTCCATCCGCAACTGCTGCGGTCAACACGGCAGCAATTCAGGCTGCATTGAATAGCGGTGGTTCGGTGGAGATTTTGACACCTGGAACATATAAGATTACCGCACCCGCGCTGGTTGGCAGCAATACTAAACTGAGGCTTGGGGCAGGCGTGATGCTGCGGACAGGAACAACTGTGCAAGGCGTGACAGTTCGTACAGGTAATGCAGAGTTCACGCACCAGGCAGTCGAGAACGGTCTTACAATCCTCGGCGCGGAAACTCAGGCTGGCGGGACTGGGCAACTGAGCTACACCCCAGGGACTACATCCCTCGCATGGAAAGCGCCTGGAGATAGTGGTTTCGGCACGCCGGTCAACATCGGCTCGACTATTGGCAAGTACAAGATACCATCGGCCACTGCTGGCAAGGCGCTGTGGATCACGTTCTCCGCAACCTCCGCGCTTTTGGCTACCGCTACCTATAATGTCGCAGTAGCATCATTCAATGGCATTACCTCTGTCGCGCTGTCCCGTACTACCAACGTAGTGACGGCAACAGAAGCCTCACATGGCCGCAAGTCAGGCGACCTGATCCAGATTTATGGCGATGCAGCGTTCACCGGCAGTCACCTGATCGAGCGGCTGTCTGCTGATACCTACAGCTACACCCACACGGGATCGAACGGCACCAGCACTGGCGCTGTTGTCTACGCGATGAATAACATCGAGTTAGATTTTACGGGAGCCATCATCAATGGCGCAGTAGTCGATGATGAAAACCCAGCCACGACCAGCCCCGGCGCAGGTACGCTGAAAAACTGCATCGTCCTACGCAACGCGAACCAAGTCAACGTGTATGGCGGTCACAGCAAGGCGGCGATGAAATACGCCGTAGTCATCAGTGCATGTTCCAACTGGCGCGTACATGACTGGACGGCTGATACCGGTAGTGACACGATCCATCCATTGTCCCCACTAATCAACGGGGAAATCTACAATATCATATCCAAGGGTGGGGATAACGTAATCGGGCTTGGCAACGCAGATTATCCGGGGCAGACATACGACTTGCCCGGCGAGTCTGGATACTATGATGCCAAAGGCACTTCGATCAGGAACATTCGCGGCATCAACACTAATCAGGACATCGTTCGGTTGTATGGCTGTGACACAACTGGTGCATTCCGCGATACCTTGATTGACGGTGTTCACGGCACATTCACAGCTACCGGCGATGCGGCAGTCGCCATATACACTGACACGGCTCTGACGATGGTTTCGGCAGGCAACCAACGCAACAACATTTATGGACTAAGGATCAAGAATATAACAGCAAAGTGCGCAGATTCCACGGTAGAAAAACGTCAGGTTTATTTTGCTGCGACATCCGGCGAGACGAACAACAAGTTTAATATTGAAATTGATGGAGTGTTGATGTCCCCGAATGGGGCAACTGGCGGCAATAAAGGGTCTGTCTATATCAACTGTTCGATGCACAATCCGATAATTAAAGGATTACAGCCGAACTCTAATCCTTGGGGCGGGCATGGTGTATACCTTGGAGCTTCCGCCGCAATCTCAGGTAAGCTCGATGTGTCGGGTGTTTCTGGAAACTGGAGCAACGCGGCCTATGCTGTATCTGGCGCGCCAGCCATAGTGCTAGTGGATCAAACCGGCAGTACGGCGGATGAGATTGATCTGCACGATTTTAGCGTGCGCGATGTGTCTACAGGCGGGCAGGCGACAAACGGGATATTTGTGACCAACAATGGCATTGCTGCTGCTGTTGTGCGGGATGGGTACGCTGGCGGCTTCAAGAACTTGATTGAGTTCGCCGGAGCCTCCAACGCGCCGAAGTTCACCGTGCACGATATTGTTGGCTCTGTGATAACCAATGCCACCCCGACTGTGCTCAAATCAAATTCGATAGGATACACTGCTAACATATCTAATCTTTCTGGCGCTTTTAACGACATGATTTATTCGTATAGCGCCAGCGGCGCTGTGAAGATTCGCACAAGCAATACGGGCAATGCTTCCTATGGTGGGGTGGCCGGGCTTAACATCGCAAGTAATACCAGCGCCACCTACGATGTGGATGGCGATCTGAAAGCCCCGCTATATAACGCTACTGCTACATTGCAGATATCGCGCACGACTGGAAACATGGTCAGGAGCTTGGCAGTTGCCGGAACGATCCCAGCAGGGGCGCGTGCAGTATGTGACGACTCAGGTGCTGCGAATAGCTGGAAAGCTGTGCATAACACGACGCTGGTGTATTAAACAACACCCGCCCCGCCTCTTGACAATGCGCACAAGGCGGGTTTTATGAGTACCAATGTAGTTTTACCCGTGGCAGAAGCCACTTACTTCCCAGGAGGGAAAAATGTTGATTAAAAAGTACCGTAAGCAAGAGCAAGCAGGTGAAGGCGGCGACCCCGGCGCTATCGCAGCACAGATCCAGGCCGCAGTTGACGCTGCTACCGCCGGACTCAAAGCGACCAACGCCGCTCTCAAAACCGAGAAGCAGGTGGCTCTCGACAGAGCCAAACTGTTTGACGGTCTGGATGTGGATGAGCTCAAATCTTTCCACGCGCAGTTTAAGGACAGCGAAGACTTGAAGCTCATCAAGGACGGCAAGATCGACGAAGTGTTGCTTCGCCGCAACGCCAAACTTATCGAAGACACGGCGAGGCAGGTCAAGGCGGCGCAAGACGAGCGCGATGCCGAGAAAGCCAAGAATGGCAAATTTGCCCAACGTGTGCTCAACGACTCCATCCGCGCCGCTGCGATCAACGCGGGTGTTCATAAGCACGCGATTGAAGACGCCTTGCTAGCTGCCCGCCTCGACTTCACCCTGGACAACGATGGCAACCCCGTCCAGATGAAAGACGGGGAGGTAGTGCTGGGCAAGAATGGAAAAAGCCCCTTCAGTCCTGACGAGTGGATGGCGCAGCGTGTCGAGACAAAGCCGCATTGGTTCCCCTCTGGAAACTCAGGCAGCGACCCAGGCAATAGCAACAACGGCAACGCGGGCGGCAAAACGATGCGGCGCGCGGCTTATGACGCCCTCTCCCCAAGGGAGCAAGCGAAAATTGTTCTCACGCATCGAATTGTTGACTAATTGTCCGCAATGAAGTAAATAACAGTCTGAAGGCTTCCAGAAGGAAAGCCGTTCGCATTCTCCCAGGAGGGATAGGCGGAATTATCCCTTTTCTTGGAGAATTAAAATGGCAAATACCCTTACCAGTCTTATCGTACCGTTCCATGCTGCCCTGAACGTCGTGTCGCGCGAACTAACCGGCGCTATCCCCAGCGTCACCCGCGATGCCCGTGTTGACCGTGCAGCGGTCAACCAGGCCGTCATCAGCATGATCCCACCCGCCGCTAGCGCGACCGACATCACGCCCGGCGTAATCCCGCCGAATGACGGCGATCAGTCCATTGACAATGAACAGGTCATCATTACCAAGTCCCGCCGCGTTCCGTTCCGTTGGAATGGTGAGGAAGAATTGGGTCTGGCCAACAGTGGCGCGGATGTTGGCTCCCTTCAGAACGGTCAGTTGCAGGAAGCAATCCGCACGCTGGTCAACGAGATGGAGACTGACTTGGTTCTTGCCGCCCGCCTCGGCTCGCGCGCTTACGGTACGGTCGGCACTACTCCCTTCACTACCGATCTGGACGAAGCCGCACAAATCCGCAAAATCCTGGACGACAACGGCGCTCCTGGCGCACGCTCGCTCATCGTCAACACCACGGCTGGCGTGCGCTTGCGCAAACAGTCGCAGTTGACCAAGGCGAACGAGGCGGGCACGGACATGACCTTGCGTGATGGCGAGCTGATGGATCTCTTCGGCATGTCTCTGAAGGAGTCGGCTGGCGTGGCTTCGGTTACGGCGGGTACTGGCGCGTCTTACACCACCAGCACCGCAGGCTTCGCTGTTGGAGCCACGAGCATCGCCATCATCACTGGCTCCGGCACTGTGCTGGCGGGCGACAACGTAACTTTCGCTGGCGACACCAACAAGTACACCGTGAAGACGGGCGTAGCCGCCGCCGGTACAATTGTACTGGCTAGTCCAGGTCTGCGTGTGGCCATCCCGGCTGCCGCGACAGCCGTGACTGTCGTTGGAACTGGCGTTCGTAACGTAGCCTTCTCGCGGTCTGCGATCGTGCTGGCTACTCGTTTGCCTGCTCTGCCGAAAGACGGTGACTCGGCGAAAGATCGCATGACTGTAACTGACCCGCGCTCGGGGATCAGCTTCGAGATTGCGATGTACGCGCAGTACCGCCAAATGCAGTACGAGATCAGTGCCGCTTGGGGCGCACAGGTTGTCAAGCGCAACCACGTGGCTACCCTGCTCGGTTAATACGTCTCCTCCCCCTGAGCCTGGCTCGGGCTTTATGGGGGCTTCGGCCCCCTTTTTTTTGAGGTAATACGAAATGATTGAAACTTTACGTATTGAATGCCCTGTAACCGAAGATAACCCCACCGGGTTCTACGTCATCAACGCCGAAGATAAGACCGACGGAATGATTGTGGTTGGGGTCAAATCTCGCTTCGACAGCATGACGGTCGCCGAGTTGAGAGCGGTACTGACTGAAGCTGGGATGGATGCCCCTGGGGACGCTAAGAAAGCCGACCTGCTCGCTTTATGTCTGTCGTTGGGTGAGTAATGGCTCTCATTGTCGAAACGGGCGTCGGGTTGGTTGATGCCGAGTCATACATAAGCGTCGCAGACGCCACCGCATATCACCTGAAGATGGGAAACCAGGTAGCCTGGGCGCTCGTAGGTGACAATGCAGCCATGGAGGCTATGCTTAGGCGCGCTACCAATTACATGCGCGGTCGCTACTACGGGATGTGGGTGGGGGTTATGACGGTCTTCACGCAGCGTTTAGACTGGCCGCGTATCGGCGTCTGGACACGAAGCGGCAGCGGTCTCGCCAGCAACATCGTTCCTGAAGAAGTCCAAGATGCCTGCGCCGAGTTGGCGCTAC